ACTCCGGTAGAGTCAGCAATAGATCCAGCAGACGTACCATCTTTTGCCTTCAGGTTTGTAACCTCAAGGTTTGTAGTATCGACAGTAGTAGCGTTAGCAGTAGTAAACGTGCCTACGGCGGCTGTAGTACCACCAATAACTGTATTGTCTACAGTGCCTCCAGAGATTGTAAGATCATTATCAACATAAGCATCTGCAATAGCTGTGCCTTGCCAAGTTCCTGTAGCAATTGTTCCGACTGCTGTTATTTGCGTCTGAGAGGCGTCTACAGACAAAGTATCTGTAGTAAGGGTAAGGCCCGTACCCGCCGTCAAAGCTGTCTTAGAAACGCTTATAGCCGCACTAGCATTAACATCTGCGTTGACAATAACGCCAGATTCAATAGCGGCTACACCAGTATCAGCAATTGTAATATCACCAGACACTACATTATCAATCCACTTTGATGTGCCCGTGTCGTAAAATAACAAAGAGGCGTCTGCGGGTGTAGTAATGTTAGTGTCTGTAAGTGCGCTTAATGTACTAGCGCCCTGAGAATCTACATAAGCTTTAATAGATTCTGAAGTTGCTAAAGTCGTAGCACTTGCTGTAGCAAAAGTATCATCATCCAAAACTGCTGTACCAGATACCCCTGTGTTTAAAACAGGCGAGGTTAGCGTTTTGTTTGTTAGCGTATCTGTTGTTGCTCTGCCCACCAACGTATCGGTTGATGTAGGCAAAGTAATCGTCCCTGTATTGCTAATAGAACTAATTACAGGAGTAGTTAATGTTTTATTCGTAAGTGTTTGCGAGCCTGTCAATGTTGCTACGGTAGAGTCAATAGCAACAGTCAGCGTGTTAGTCGCGCCTGACGTATCAATGCCAGTACCGCCAGCAATTGTTAAAGTTTCTGAGTCTAGGTCAATACTTAATGCGCCGCCAGAGTCACCTTGAAAATCTAAATCTTGTGCAGTTACTTGAGAGTCTACATAGGCTTTTACTGATTGCTGACTAGGAATAGATGTGGCAGAGTTACTAACCATATTATCTTCATCAACAAAAGCTGTAACTCCGTCAAGAACATTTAGCTCTGCGGCAGTAGCAGTAACACCGTCAAGAATATTTAGTTCCGCAGTCGTACTTGTAACGCCATCAAGAATGTTAAGCTCTGCTGTAGTAGCTGTAACGCCATCAAGAATATTTAATTCGGCTGGAGTAGATGTAATAGCTACACCACCTACTTGAAGCGTTGTTGCGTTGACTTCTCCTGCGGCTCCATAAATAACAGCCTTACTGTTTACAACTGTCCCTGCGCTAGAACCATCTACTAAGTTTAGTTCGGCTGCTGTAGATGTAACACCATCAAGAATATTAAGTTCTGCGGTTGTAGAAGTAATTCCATCTAAAACATTAATTTCTGTTGCCGTGGCTGTGACGCCATCCATGATATTAAGTTCAGCGGCTGTTGCAGTAATTGCAGTACCGTTAAAGTTAATAGCATCTAGATAAGCCGTACCATCAATGTATATATCTTGCCACTTCTTTGTGGCACTACCAAGATCATAAGTATCATCAGTATTAGGAATAAGATTTGAATCAATCTCAGCACCAATAGTAATAGAGTCAGTATCCGCATTACCAAAAGTAAGATTACCGTTTATGGTTGCATCGCCTGTTACAGTAAGGTTGCCACCAATTGCTACATTGCCTGTGGTAGTAACAGCATCAACATAGGCATTTGCCCAATAGAGTGAAGCGCTACCCAGATTCCAAAGACTATCTGTTTCAGGAACAAAATTAGAATTTACAAGAGCATTAACAATCAAAGTATCTGCTGACGCATTACCAAGAGTTACATCACCTGAAAGAGTTGTAGTTCCGCTCACACTTAAAGTAGTTCCAATAACCACTGAAGCATCTACAGTCAAATCATCAATTGTAGCAGTGCCATCAATATAAAGATTTTTAAACTGAAGAGAGTTTGTACCAAGATCAATGTCATTTGTTGTGACAGGAACAATAGCTCCGTCTTGAACACGAATTTGTTCTACAGCGGCACTAGAAACCTCTACAAAAAATCCCCAACGATTATTAGTATCGTCTACAACAATTTTATTATTAAAATCTAAATCGCCAATTTGAGGGATATTACCGCCTTGTGCAGCAGTACCGTCATGTCGGTGTCCCGTAGCTGCCGCACTTGTGCTTGAATATGCAAAAGCATTTACTAACTGATTATATTCATCGTTAAAAAGGGCCGCTGTAATTGTATCGCCATCGGCAAACGTACTTTGTCGTGTATAGTCTTGAGCCATTATTATCTCCTACCTGATGGCATATAATCTATGTAAAAACCATTAATGGCATAAGGTAGATTTGTATCATCCGATCTTATGCGTAAACTTAAAGTATTTCCAGAACCTTCTACGGGTATACGAACCATAGGGTCGTTAGTGCCTCCAAATGTTGCTGTATTAAAAACAGAAGTTCCAAAAATTGCAGGCAAAGGAATACCAGTTATGTCATAATCGTTTGGTTGTTGAATGTCTGTTGATTTATAATCATATCTCAAACGTAAAACTGGTGAAACACTTCCTTCTGGAGAAATAGAAATTCTAATATATTTTATAGTTTTTCTAGTTCCAATATCTCCAAAATCAAGGTCTGAAGTTTCATAAGTTGCTAGTATATTTTGTTCTGAACCCTCTTTTAAAAAGCTGCTTCCGGTGTCGTGATTATAAATATAACCATCTTTATCACCATGATATATTCTTTCAATTCCATCTATATCTAGTGCAGAAACTAAACCAAAAGCTTGAATACCTTTTGTTTCAGACCATTCAAAATTTTGACCTGTAAAAGTTCCAATAATGCCTTTAGCATCTGATGGGCTTTGAGCAGGCCCAGAATAAAATAAACGATATTGTGACTTGTCTCTAACAACGCAGCTGCTTATTGTATAAGTATCAATAGAGTTTCCCAAGTCGCCAATAATTTTTTGGATTTGGCGCGATGCTGAGCTTAGCTCTACGTCACCAATTCGTGCGGTTGCCGCCACAGAACGAATACCGTCTGGACTAAGAAACAAAAGGTCGCCACCAATTTCTTGAATGCTATAAGCACTCAAGCACCCAATATTGTTTGTAATTTGAACAATTACAGGAGTGCCATTAATATCATCTAAACGATGAATGGTGTTTTGACAAAAAATATACAAAGAATCACGGAAGCTTTTTATTCCTGTAATTCTATCAGAAATGGCTGCGGAGCCAGCACCCGTACCTGTAAAGTCTCTATCATCATTTGTTTTAGACCAATAAACAGTGCTAGGTTCATTTTCAGTATCTACAACAATTAAATGCTTATCAAGGCTTTCAATATATCTTCCCGCCGCAGGCGTCGAGATTTCTTCATAAATAAAAAGTCTTGATGCTCCTGTGCCATCTATATGAAAGTGGGCTAGTTTATCTGCGCCAGTTGCAATTGTAAGCGCGCCATACTCGTTGTCTGTATGGCCTGTCGGCGCTCTAGTTAAAACAAACTGCGCTTGTTCTTGGTTTGGTCGATCTAGTTCTGTTTGGGAGCTTAAATTAGCTTCAGTAACTCCAGTATGCGTTGTGTTATAGTTTATTTGTGTCCAAGATATACCGTCTTCTGTATAATAAATAGAAGAGCCTACAACAGCTACTAAACCAAGCGCATACGGATATAAACCAAGAATAGGCGTAGCTGCTTCTGGCCTTGTAGCTGAATCGCCACCATAGGCTGTAAAGCCGCTTATACGACGATACCCACCGTCTGAGTCAACTTCAAAGTTTGTTAAAACTGTAGCAAAGCCCGGCTGACCTAAAAGCTCCAAAGAGTTTAAGTTAGTATTTAAACCTCCTTTAGACGAAAAGCCAAATGGCTGAGACATTAAACAAACCTCACGCGATCATCTTTCATGTAGAAAGGTTCTGGAACCATTAAATTAGCTTTCATTAGTTTAAGGCCTCTTCGATATTCTTCATTTGCCAAAGCTGCTGGTTGAATATTTTCTTTAAACTGATGAATGAAATATCTTGCTCTTGAAAGCAAAACAATTTTATAAACATCTGGAAAAACAATTGTATCACTATATGCTGAAAGCTGTGTAGGCTGCAAGTAAGCATAAAACCAAACACGATACACTTTGTCTGGTATTGGGCTTAAACCCACCATGCGGCCATCAGGACTACGAATAACTCGTCGAGGTTCGCCACCATTAGCATCTTCAGCATCATCAGCATTTTCGCTGGTACGATAAAAATCTTTCCATTCTTCGGTAGTAGTAAATTTTAAGTTTCTGGCAACGTAAGGTGCTGTTTCTCCTGCAACACCTACTGTTGTCAAATAAAAATTGTCCCAATCTATATAACCATAGTCATCTAGAATTGAATCGCTGGCAGGCTTTAATTCATACCAACGAGTATTAGCAGCTGTTTCAATGTATGTATTACCATACATAGGATCTGTAGATCCGCTTGTACCTACAGATAAAAAAGGCCATTGGGGTTCTTCAAGCACAATATCAAGATATGCGCGATTAACGCAGTCTTTAATATGTGCTTGAACCCCAATAGCCGAAGCAAAATTACTAGAGGTCAAAGCAACCTCGTTCATTTCGCGTAAAAGTTCATTTGTAAGTTGTAAGAAATTAGTAGCCATTTTTATTTATGAACCTTTTGAATTGGAAAATTAGCAGATTTAGAAGCCCCTTTATGTGGCCTGTAGCCATCTTTAGGGTCTTTCATTAGTTTATAGTTAGTACCACTTTTCATCCAATGATAACCTTTAGGGGCTTGTACTTTCATATCAGTTACCTGATTTTTTTTCCATTTCAAAAATGCTACCATAGTGTACTACACCGCCTTCAGCACGACGAGCGCGACTTCTCATTCTCATGGGTCGAGGTCGAGGACGACGAGCAGTGTTGGGGGCCATAGCGCCACCAAACGAAGGAGCGGTAGTAGCTTTAGGCCGAGGGCCAGCAGTACTTCTTGTCCGAGTAGTAGGGAAAGAATCTGCTTCTGCTACAACATTTATTTTTGGACCTGAAGCAGAAACTCCCTTTCTACCACCTGTAGGTCGCGCAGGGCGCGGTGCAGGCCGCACAGGACCAGAAGGACGCGGTGCAGGACGCACAGGTGTAATCTTACCTCTAGGCTTTGGTGCTTGTTTAGTAGGCGCTTTTTCAGGCATAGGAATAGACGCTTTAGTTTTCTCAATTTTAGGCGTATTAGCCTTGTTCGGCATTACAGCCGACTTTGATAGTGAGGTCAATTCTTTAGGCATAACAGCGCCTGCCTTTTGATATTTTTTTCGCATAATAATAATCCTTTAATTTAATTAGTTTTGGGGGTTTTATCTTTATTCTTTCCAAATATCTTATCGTAGTTATCAGAATACTTTTGATGGTCTACCTTACGGTAACGCCCTCGCTGGTGTTCTTTTAACTTCATAGTGATAGGTTTAGATGGTGTTGAAACTAAAGGCATAAAACCCCCAAAGAAGGAGGGATATTTCACCCTCCCTGTAGACTATTATTAGTCGATAGTGTAGTAAGCACCAATCAGAGCTTCAGGTCGCAGAACCTTACCGCCCCAAACGTGCAAACCACGAACAATATCACCAAAGCTAGACTGATCCCGCAGGACTTCAGTGCTGGTGATAGACTGTGCAGTTGCAACGGCGCTCATGTGACCAGCCATTAAAAAGCCAGTAGCCGTAGCGGTAGAAGGCATATTGTTTGACTTGTACATGGAGAATCCACGCAGCTTGCCAGAACTTACCAGACCATTACGGATAGAGCCTTGACCAGCGTTGTAGTCTACTGACAACAGTTTAGAGGCGCTTTGAGAAAGAGTCTCATAGAAGTCAGGAGAAGCTACTACCCATCGACCGTCTTCTGGGACGTTTTCATCGTCAAGCAAACGAGCCATACGAGCAAGAAGATCCAGAGGATCAGCTTCACCAGAAGCAAAGCCCAAGTCAATAGAAGCAGTAGTTTCAGTTACGCCACCAGTACCAGCAGCAGCATCAGCACCCATGATGTGATCGGGTGCAGAAGCAGACAAGCCAGCTTGCATAATGCTGAATACGCCTTCGTCAAATGCGTCACGCAGAGCGTAAGCTGCTGAAGAAGATGCTACTTCTTTGAAGTTTACGTGAGACATTTTCGTTTCAATGTCATCGACAATGAATTTGAAAGCGTTTGCACGATCAACAACAAGAGAAAGCTCTTGGTCAGTCAACTTGGTTTGCGTTACGTCTTGACCACGCTCGTACTGATAAACAGTAATGGTCGGCTCTTTGATGATCTTAACGCTATCACCAAAAGATGCAATTTCACCAGCGTAGTCGGTGTTGGTTACGGCTTCACAGACTGATGACTTTCGGAAGAAGTTAAGTACCTTCTTACTATAGACAGCAGGCAGGAAGAATGAGTTAGTTTGACCCGCAACCGAGTTGGCAAAGTTAGCATCGGTATCAGTTGCTGGCTCAAAATATTGATCACTTACGTTGTAAGCCATATTAATTTACTCCTAAAAAAGACAAATAGTTATTTTGCTACTCGTCCTTCTTTGATAGCTAAATCAATTTCTTCTTCGAAACGATCATAGTCATCTAAGGACATAGCAGCAATTTCCCGTTGCGTCCAAATTTTAGCTGACTGAGGTTCGACACTTGTTGTTTTTGTCGAAACCATATCCGCAGCATTGGACTTTGAAGGTCGTGACTGTCCAGAAGACTTTCTATTAATCGCAATATTGTTTTCCATTTTATAAAGATCTATTGCACGACTTGCTAAATTAGCATCGTCTGGGTTGTTATAAATCCACCGCTGAATTTCTTGCGGTTGAACTTTAGCCCATTCGTGAAACCGCTCATCGCCCCGAATATCTTCAAAGTCAGGATGACGAGACTTCAACATTCCTTCAGCATCTCGCTTGCTAATTTCTAGCTCGCGTTTTTCGAATACTGATAGTTTTTGTTGAAGAGCGTTTAGCTGCTCTGCACTACGCAGATGTGCAACTGTTTCTACGGTATCATACAGATCAGGATATTGTTGTTTAAACGCTTCAAGATCTTCTGTGCTTTTAGGTGGCTGGTACTGCGGAATCGTAGCTTGAGCCATAGCTTGAAGTTCTTCTTCGCGTTGTCTAAACTCTGACAACTTCTGATCATAATGCTTTTTTAGATCATCATACCGTTTTTTATAATTGGTACGAGGAGCCTTTTCTTTTTGAGGGGTTCCGCTATCTTCGGAAGTAGCCTCATCTGCTTCCTCAAAAAACAATGAATCTGCACTTTGAACAGCAGGCCCATCAGGGGTATGCCAGTCCTTTTTTTGGTTGTACGGATTCGCTTGCGCTTCAAGTTGTTCTTCACTCATGTCACTTCTCCTTTATGGGGCTTGTTGTCTTTCAAGGTGGCTGTGTTATTGCGCTTAGTAACACAGGGTCTTGATACTACAAGGTGGCCTCAAGGTTATTATTGTAATAAGGGGCTAGAAAACTCTAGGTAGCCTTATTGATTAAGTAGACTTGGCACTTTACTCGCATACATCATCTGACGATCAATATCCTTTGATTGCTGATTCGTCTGTTGATTTGGCATCGTATAATTTTCCATTAGATTTGCTTCTGGTTGATTATACATATTATCTGATGCCATGCCTCCAAGTGCTTTGCCTTTACGTCCGTTGTCATATTCGCGTTCTGCTTCGTCCATCATTTCTTGGAGTTTGTCAGCGCCAATTTGATCAACGGCCTTTTTGGTGAATACAAATTCACCATCCGATAACCTTGCTGGTATCGAATCTGATATTCCTGATCCCGGCCCTTCAACTGTGCCAGCACCAGAAAACTCTGTTGCATTAATCATTACTTTATTTAAAATTTCTTCAAGACGATCATCGTCATCTAAAGCCTTAAATAAATATTCTTGCTCATCTTCAGTAAGCATTTCTTCTGTAATAAACTCTACATACTCTTCTTCCATTTCATCATCTGGAAGCATATTTTTAGATTCTTCTTTTTCTTCTTTTGAACTAATGTTGTCGTAAGTATCTTTGGGTGGCTTTTCAATAGACATTTCCATTTCTAATGGAACTAGCATAGAACCGCCTTGCTGCTTCTTAGCTCGCAGTACATTATCTTTTCCTGTTTGAAAAAGCTTCAAATAGCTTGCAAAAAAGTTTTTCAGTTCTTTTTCATCTTTAAATTTATCGCCGTGGACAGCTTTAAACAAATCAAAATCCATAGGCCTTGTAAGTGCTTGAAGACCAGCCTGACCTTCTTTTTTAACCATATCAAGTAAAAGATCTGAAACTTCTGCATACTGATCAACATCGCCAGCATAATAAGGAAGGACTCGTACTTGTTTATCTGTAAGACCAAAATCCTTTTTAAAAATTTCTTCAACCGCCTCTGCTTTTTCTACCGCTTTGTCAAGGAAAGTATTTTTATCGGATTTATCATAAGCATCTGCTGCTTTTTTATATTTAGTTTCTAACTCAGGACTAACTACAACATTTTTAACTATTTTAGAAATTAATGAGCCAATATTACGTTGTTGTCTTTCTACAGGATTAAGTAAAGATAAGCCGCCTTCAGCTTTTCCCTTGCGAGTATCGTCTTCGTCTTCAATTTCGTCTTCGTCTTCGTTTTCTGTTGTTCTTCCGGGGGCAACCTTTTTGATTTCTTTTACGGCGTCTTTAAGCTCTACGGGGCTGTTCTCTTCCCATTTTTTAACTTTGTCTTGTTGATTTACATCTAACGGTATGCCGCGTGCATAGTCAACTAATGTTTGTGCATTCGCTGGGCTATTAGCAGTAAGACCTCTAAAAGTCCCCTCGTTTAACTCTAATCCCTTAAAATCGAATCCGCGCATCTTAATCTTCCTTTCGTCTTTGATTGACTTGTTCTTGTAGTGTTAGCAAGTTAGCCAGAGAACTCGCCTTCCCCTGCTTGCGGTACATTTCCTGTTCCGATGTTGCCATCGCCAGTGCCTGTAACTCCAGCATCCGTAGGTTGGTCAGGTGTTCCTTCATCGGCTCCCATAATTCCGGGTTGTTCACCAAGGGGGCCAACTTGTTCGCCATCTGTTTGTCCAGCATTATTTTGCATTCCTATAATTTGGGCAGCAAGGGCTGCTTCTTCAGGGTCATTAAGAATTTCATCAGGATCAAGATCCAAGCTATATGCAAGCTCTGAAATAAGTTTTGACATTTTAACAAAAGGAGCAATCGCTGGGTTTTGAGCGGTTTGAAGAAACATTGTAAGACGTTGGCTTCGCACTTCCTTTTGCATAAGGCTATTAGTACCCATAGCCCGAATCTCTAAATCACCTTCAATATTTAAAGCACCCTCAAAAAATTGCATATTCCATTGAAAGTAAGCTTTACCTAAAGGCTTTAACAAAAAATCATCCAGATTTTTTACAACTGTCTTTATGTTTAGTGATGCTGCGCCTAATAGCATGGACATTCCTGACGCTGTTCGTGTCATGCTCTGCACACCTGTTTGACCGTGTGAGTAGCTAGGAATGCCTGTTTGTTCGTCAGCAAGCTGCCTAAACTTATCAAACATCATCATATTTTCTTGTGATGTGTTTGGAAAGCGTAGACCATGAATGGCTTGTCCCGGCATACCTGACTGCCGCTTAAATACTTTACCGGGATAAATTTCCATGCTTTGACCGCCAACAAGCATAGTCTCGTCTACGTCAAAGACTAGCGAGCCACTTAACGCCAGATTATCAATAGCCATTCGTGCATGACCATTCATAATCTGCTGGCTGTCATTCATGTTTTCTGCAACGCCAATACCAAAAAACGAATAAGGATTACGCTCGTAGGGGAAGGCATTGTATGGAATACGGTAAGGCGTAAAAGGATTTACAACTGCCCTAAGCACAAAGCCATTACATACCCACGCATTGATTTGAAGTTCGTCCAAAGAGTCAACATCATCTGGAATATCCATGCCAATTTCTTTGGCATATTCAACATCCATCAATCCCCAATACTCAAGAACTTCAAAACGACTAGCGCCCATATCAGACATACGCTGATCATCTTTTAGCTCATACTCGTAATCTTGTTCTGTGTAGTTTGGCCCCATCATTAAACAGTTTCTGATGGCGTCTTCATTAAAGTAAGGCATTCGTCGTAATGCTCTAAGCTGAGATTTATTTAGCTTATGGCGATGGACAACGTATTCGCATTCTTCAATGGAGGTAGCATTAGGATCAGGAAAGAAATCCCAAACACTGACAAATTCAATTCGTGGTACTCGTACAAAAGAAGGGTCGTAGTCACGCCCGTCCTCTGTTTTTGTCCAACGATGTAAAACTTTATTAAAGTTAAACGGCCCTTTTACAATACCCGTACCAAACAAAGTTGCTTCAAACATTGCATTTCTAAGTTCGGTAGAACCATTTGACTCATCAATTTGATCGTGAATCAAACGCTCCATGTTTCTTGAAGCATCTTTTACGGGTGAAATCTCAGGCGCTTCTGGAATTGGTGACGGGCCTGCTTCAAAAGTTAGTTTTTCATTGTTTTCAAGATCTTCAAAAATACCTTCGCCAGTAGACATTCTGGCTCCCGGCTTTAATACTCGACCATCTCCTTTGTAGCCTACACCCATAGGCTCTTCTTCAGCTTCTTCTGTAGGCGTTGGTGGCGTAGGAGCCACTGCGCTTTCAATTCCCGGTGAAGCTTCTGAGCTAAGGTGCATATACTCAGCAGCACCTTCTGGAATATGTGTAGGCGTAACGCCAATAGGAAATTTGCCTGTACCAAAAATAACATCTACAAGCTGACCAAAAGCAGCAAGCACTTTGGTCTTAGTAACTTTAATAAAGACACGAGACTTTTCAGATTCACGGAAACGTACATTTTTAGGGTACATTCCTCTAAAATTATGATAAGCCGTAATCCAACGATTTTCGTCAGAATCTCTAGCCATTTGAGCATCGGCGTACCGTGCTTCAATAAGGCCTGCTAGATTTGATTTAATTTGAGAATCTGCTTCTAAGGTTAAACCGTCTTCGCCTTCAGCTTCTTCAAAATAAATATTATCAGCATTTTGTATCAGTGTGTTTTCAAATTCTGACATAATTATCCTATGGGTGTTAAGCTTACAATACTATATATCAAAGCCCAGCCCGTTACAATACCTAAACTATAAATACCCCAAGTATTTAGTGGTCGCCATATTTTGTTTTTCATTAGTACCCGAATGTTCCGTCTGCTGGTTGATAAATAGTTTCTCTGTGAAAGTCCCGTATTTGGCTATAAGTATCGTGTACTCTTGGCCTAGCCATAATAAGATAACGCAAAGCATCATATGCGTGATCTGATGCCTTGGTATCTACATCTTCAGGATTGCTTTTATCCAGAGGAATACTTTGAAGTTCGCGTATCAGGTTAGGACAAGTATTAAATATTTGTAATTTGGGCCTTCCGCTTTGCTGTAACTTCAGGTATTCGTGGATTTGAATTTTTCCTGCAACCCTGTTTTTATCTGCTCGTCTTAGCTTATGTCCAGCTTTGACAAGTGTTTCTCCTACTGTTGGGCCTGTTTGCCCCGTTCTGTTCCAACAGGCTGTATCTAGTACGCCCGGAACACTCATTGGATCATTTAGCTCCATTTCAGTAATCATAAAGGCTAGGTCGGTGCCTAGTAGACCTTTGCGATATAACTCTCTATAAATTATAAGTGTGCCATCGTCTTTGTCTACGGCTCCCCAAACACAAGCTGATTCTGAAGCGTAACCATAGTCAATACCTTTTATGCGTTCCCAATGTAAAGGAATATCAAAAGGCTCAACAACATGAACATTTCTATCAAACTCTGTGAAGGCTGCACCTTCTGCAACATCCCAATCACCTTCTAGGAGTTGCCTTCTTTGTGTGGGCGGCAATGCTTTTAGCATTTGTTCGTACCGCCCATCAGAAGCTAGAAAAGGATTATCTTCTAATCTAGCTGGTATAAATTTTCTTGTTAGTCCATCTTTACCTACAAAAGCATCGTAGGGTGGAGCAGGATCTATATATCGTTTTTTAACCCAATGAGCGCCAACGCCACCGGGGTTAGCTGTACACCGCATATATGGTATAATCTCAGGGTCTGTTGTACGCAGTCGTGAAGCCAAGTAGTTCCAAGAAAACTCTGTAGCTTGGTGCGTAATTTCGTCAAACCCAATCCAACTATATGCTTGACCTTGGTATCTGTATACATCCGCATCTCTCTCCAAGAATCCAAATTCTATTTTAGCTCCAGACGGAAAGTTCCAGAGCTTTTCTACTTCTTTGTACCTACAACCGGGAAAGGCTTTCGGGTAGAGCTCACGAGACTTATCTATTAGCTCGCGTAACTCTGGCATAGAACGCCGCAGGATCAAAGCCCTATGCGCTGCCCGATGAGCAAAACGAAGCGGATCAACCAACATCGCATAGCTCTTGCCTCCACCAGCCGCACCGCCGTACAAAACATCAGTCTCAGAAGCGGCAAGAAAGTCTGTTTGTGGGCCATCGTTAGGCCTAAATATGACGTTCTCTTCTGCGACAGTCCTTAACGACTTGGGCAAATCATCAGTTTCTGTAGTTATTTTTCCTTCTGATTTTGCCTCAGTTCCTTCTAATTTATGGAGAGTTTTTTTAGAAGTGTTAAGCGACCTTTTATAGTTTTCAAGCTTGGTGCGTACCTGCGCTAACCGTTTTTCTTTATTCCGAACGGTTTTGAGGGCTTTTAATTTGGCCTTAGTTTCAGAGTGATAGTTATAACCACGCCCTGAAGACCCTTTTGGCCTGCCCGTCTTTTTACGGGGAGTCCCATCCTTTTTAAGAATAAACTCCCCATCTTCATCCCGAACATAATTGTCAGGATTTAAATCCCAATCATTCATACCGATCTGCTATTTTCTTTAGGCCAGCATGAGAAATTTTTCGGCCTGTGTCATGTTCTAGCCACATGGCCCCTTCTCGTAAAGATAAAACTTTATTTTTTACGAGTGGAACGATCTTATTGAGGGCTTTTAACTCCTCTGGTATTTCTTCTAGAAACTCACTTGATTCTTCTTTTAGTTTATAACCAAATGGAATCGTACTGCTAGTTCGCCTCTTCATATTCGCCTTCAATTACAACTTCCTGTTTAGCTGGCAAAATAAACAATCCGTTCGATCCTTGAACATTTACATCTAGTTTGTCTGTCTTTGATAGGCCAACACGGTCTAGGACTGTCTGTGCGGCCTGTAGACGGACGTTAGCTTGAGGTATGGGGTTATCACTATCCATGACCTCAACGAGCTTCAGAGCGGCTTTAGGGGCGCTTTGAGCTAATATACTCTCAGCTAGTTCAATTATCTCTGATTTAAGTGCTTTAACTACGGATGTATATGAGCCTTCCGCGTACCCCGCAAGCTCTGCTGCTTTTTTAGCGTCACCGTTGCAAGATATAAGATGATCAAGAAACGATTGTTGTTTTATAGTTAATTCTTTATTCATAACTATACATTATATACCTGATATTAAAAACTGTCAAGTGTTATATATAGTATTTTTTGGTAATAGTTGGCATAAGTCTTGACAAAATCAATTCTCAAGTATATAATAGATTATGTAGCCCACCGGGTACATATACATATTACCAGCCCCGCCATTGCCTTTGAAGTCTTTGAAGTGGGGGCACAATCTAGTTGACATTCAAAACCTACCAAATTGTGCGTGAATGAGTATATATAGGGGGGGTGGGGGGTGGCCTCCTGCCCCGGCTCAATAATCTTACAGATCTCTAGAAATTATAACAAAGAAACAATCTAAAAGAACTATAAAAACTTTTAAATCTCAGGGGAAAGGTTAAATTACTTCAGAATCTTCAGAGTATTTCTAGTTACCAGTTCTAGAGAAGCTTTAAAGATCTTTGTAGAAATTACTAACAATTCTAAAAAACTTAACATTTTCAAAAACTTGAGATAAATTAATAGATCCCTTTCTGGCGACAGCCGAGTTTTCAAAATTCCCTTAGTCCTTCTTAGTTTTAAAACCCCCTCACGTAGTGAGGGTTTTAAAACTTAGAAGGACTTAGGGGCCGCCCTCCCCGACGACAAACTCACAAACCGAAAGGATTTGATTATGGATTATTCAGCGATTGATTCAAGCCGTCTTGCTACTGCCAACCAGTTCAAAGCTGTTGCGTATCACCTAGCCAAGTTGCACGATGGTCAGTCTGAAAATAACTATCAGTCAACCAAGATGTTCAAAGCGATTCTGTATAAATTCTATACTGATTCTAACACCAGAATGACTCATGGTGATGTTCAGAAGTTCTTCAAAGCCAAGTCAGTTCCAGCTAAGCTCAAGAAGATGATTAGTGTTAAGAAGACTGTTAAGAAATCAGTCTCGAAGCCGCAGGATTCGGCACCAAAAACTGATGATCTTCAAGAACTTACCAAGCTTGTTCTGGCTCAACAGGAACAAATTGCTGCTCTCGCCAAGGCAGTAGAATATCTTTCTAAGAACTGATAAAGTTCTTAACTTTCTAGCCCCGCCTCGTGCGGGGTTTTTTTTATCTAAAACAAATACTTAAAAGATATTGTGGAGGGTAGTATGTTATTTATTGAAGCCAAGCAGTTATTGATGGCTAAAGATATGTGGGATATTTTTTGAGGCCCGTCGGGGTCTTAGGGATTCTTAGCTTTAAAACCCCTTACGGTAGTGAGGGGTTTTAAAGCTTAGAAGCCCTTAGAGGAGGCGACGATGACTGACGAAAAAATACATGCTGTTGTAAATTACGAGTTGACCGACAGCGTTTCAACACCAGAGTTTTTTACAAACACTTTGTTACTTGCATTTGATGCTGCTTTAGATGATGTTATTGAAGATATTATTGATGCAAACCCTACAAAGTTTATGCACTACATTACGTTTTCTAAGGACGGTGGCGGCACATTTGGTGTTGCTAGTCTCGACGGTCTTAGGGATTCTTAGCTTTAAAACCCCTTACGGTAGTGAGGGGTTTTAAAGCTTAGAAGCCCTTAGAGGACTGCCAGCCAGTGCTCTGCTCTTTGCAACCAACCTAAACTTCATTGCACTTGGAGGTGCTTATGTCTGCTGTAGATTACTCAACGATTGATCCCAAGCGTCCTGCTTCTTACCGTCAGTTTAACGGTGTTGCATATCACTTTGCAAAGCTGCATAACCCTAGTAATACTTACATGACAACAAGAATGTTCAAAGCAATTTTGTACAAGTTTTACAATGAGGCCAATACTCAAATGACTCATGGTGAAGCGCAAAAGTTTTTCAAAGCCAAGCGAGTGCCTGTTAAGTTTAAGAACATGATTAACAAGTAATTCTGGGGGTTAGCCCCGCTTCGGCGGGGTTTTTTATTTTTAAAGGAGAATGTTATGGTTATGTTGACTGCAAGTTGTAATCGTTGTCCGAAAGAAAATAATATTGAAGTTTTTGAAGGCGACCTCAGAAACTATGTATACAACAAACAGTTAGTACAAAATGTTTGGCCTGAACTTACTGCCAGTGACCGCGAAATTATTATGGGCGCTGTTGTAGGTTTTTATTATTGTGATCCTTGTTGGAATAAATGTTTTGGAGAGGATTAATATGTCTTGGACGATGACAAAAAAGCCATCTAGTCTTGGCGGCGTACAGAAATACTATAAATTTTCTAATGGATTGAGGCTGTCTGTTGTAAAAGATCTTTTAAGTTATGGACATGATAAAAATTTATGGGAAGTTGCAGTATTAGACAGTGAAAGTAATTGGAAAACAAAAGAAGTATTTCCTGATGCCACTGATGATGTTATCGGTTGGCTAGAGCCAGAGGAAGTTGTAGATATAATATTTAAAGTAGATACGTTTTTAGGTTAGCCAGCCCCTATTTAACCCAATGCTGGCACTTAACTAAACTAACCGGAGAGTAAATCATGCGTTATGAAAATGTTGATCTGAATGCGGAGCCTTCATACTTTACTGTAAAGCGTGGGCAAGCTCCAAGACCTTTGAATTTTAGAGGTCGTAATTCTTCTTGGCGAGATCGTTTTGAAACAATGGAGCCACAAGAATGGTTCATTGTGCCAAACAAAGATCGTTATAAAACAGCCTCTGCTGCTGTCAAATACTTGAAGGGGCGACACACATTCTATCGCATTAATCAGAATGGTGATTACTGTCTGTTGAAGATTCGATAATCTTGTGGGGCTTCGGCCCCTTTTATTTTGGAGATGCCATGAAATTTACTATGACTCATAAGAATACAGTAAAAACAGTAGATCTACCTGTAACCTTGGAGGAAGTAGATAACTGGCAGAAAAACCGAATGAGTGCGGCAGAAGCTATGCCGCGCTTATCTCAAGTCCAATTAGATTTTCTAACTCGTGGACTATACCCAGACGATTCTTTTTTCGATTCAGTCGAGGTAATAAAAGATGTATGATATTCATGCAAAAGCTGTGCAAGATTACGCTAGGTTATCTAGTGACAATCTGGCAGATGTTATTCTAATGGTTGTATTGAGTATACAACAACCTTGGTATTCTATTGGTGAGCAGCTAAAGGATGTAAAACTACACGGCATTGGCTCCAGATTTATTTGGGGAAACAAGAAAAAAACTTATCAGTCTTTGGTGTCTCGTAAAGAATTTATTTATTCGCAGTACCTTGCGGTTTTAAATTCTAAAAAGTCTGATGATGATAAAGCCTTGTCACTGATGAATGTATTTTTACAGGTCGATGGCTTAGGAATGGCTAAGGCTGGCTTTGTTTGTCAGCTTACAGCAGGCTTGGTAGGCTGTATTGACATTCACAATCTGAAAATGTATAATATCCCTATGAAAGATTTAAAATTATCTAAGTCTTTAAAGTCTAAAGCTATAAAAAACAAACGTGTTATGAATTATATTTCTATATGTCATAACATTGGAACTAAAAACCTTTGGGATACTTGGTGTAATTTTATTGCTACTAAGTCTAAAAGATTTGAAGATGGCTTTCATGTATCTAAAGTACATTATAGTTATCTTCAAGATGCGGTAAACCTTTAATCAACTGGAGACATATTATGTCAGATGTAATTTCTTTGTTTAACCGTGAGTTCAAGCCTTCTATTTTTGATGCGGGCTATGGCAATGCTGATTTTGATGTTGCCACAATGCCGCTAATGTATTCTGATGATGATGATGGTTGGCACCATTCTTCTAAGGTTGCCGTTGTTCGTACAGATACAATGGAAGAACTTGGTGTGCATAGTCAAAACTACAAGCCAGTGCCACCAAAGAAACTGATTGATGCACAGCGGGCCATTATCATGCGTAGTAATTTGGATACTGATGGTCTTGTAGAAAAGATTGAGACAAGCCATAACGGTGCTGCAACATTTGTAAAGTATCGTTTGCCTAGCCATACTTACACTACGCCAGATGGTGATACAGCTTGCTTGACTTTGCTGGGTGTAACATCTTTGAATAGTACATTCTCTTTTGTTATGTCGGCTGGCGCACATCAATCAGCTTGTTTTAACGGACAAGTTTTTCTTGGTGACAATGCCGCATTGTTCCGAGCAAGACACACAAAGAATCTAAACATCGACCATGCTTCTAGAGTTATTGTTAAATGTCTAGAAGTATTTGAACAAGAGCGAGATCGCTGGGCAGAAATGTACAAGACTCCAGTAACAGAAAAGCAAGTTATGTATACTCTTGCTGAAGCCGCTGGATGTTTAGATCTTGTGCAGGCCGCAGTAAATGAGAGTGGTGTTTCATGGTCAGCAGTATTTGATAAGCTACCTAGATTTAATAGCACCTTGACATATCTTTCTAAGGCTTGGTCACAATATGCCGACAAGATTGGCCGTAATCAATGGGCTCTGTACAATACGCTTACTGATTGGTCTACTCATGCCCCGGCTTCAAGTAAGAAGTCTCAGGTCAACATTGCCTCCGTTAATCACAAGCGGCAGGATGTTGTTCGAAAGGTAGTTAATTCTAATGTCTTCCGTATCGCAGCCTGATAGCGTTGATATTGAGTCTCTGGTTCAGCTTTATATTTATATCAAGCCTAATCCTGATTACTCAGGGCTGGCTCAAAAGCTGAAAGACTTGCACTTCACAGAGTCTGAGATCTTTAACGTCCTTCACAGAGTGCGTGAAGGTTACTACTAAAAATTATAGCGTCCTTCGGGGCGCTTTTTATTTGGAGACTTATATGTATTACATAGCACCCCGCAATCAACGTGGCAGTGGCGGCATGATTATCTGGCGGCATATTAAAACACTAAAAAGTTTTAAAGCTATTGATGGTTTTGAATATGTAGTTGCTAAAAATAAAAACGAAATGAAGAAATCGCTGCCGATTTATATTGGTATAGGTGATAAGCTTGTAAAAACTAGGCGGTATGAAATCAATTGGCTTGACGCATTTTTTGCATAGGAGATAACCTTGAGACTTACCAAACCCCAACAAGAAGCACTCAAAAGAAAGTGGATGTTTTGGAATGAGAAAGAAAGCTATTTAACTTTTAGACGCGGCGTACAAGAAATTTTTATGGGGGAAGGTGCCGTTTGTGTGAGATGGAACGGTATGTGGTTAGCGATAGAACCTGATGGATATACTCACAGTTAGGAGATTATCATGCGAGACTCTGAATATTATTATCCTTGTATGCTTTCAGGAGAATACTATGAAGGCGATCAGATAGCAGAAGGTGTAGAGTTTGTTATGGAACACCCGACAGAACCATCGTGGAGTTTTTATAAATTCACCAATGCTGCATGGGAAACTAGAGGACTAGCCTGTTTTGTCAATATAGATGTTGAACACGCAAGAAAAAATTACGAGCGATAGGAGACTGTTATGGCAATGAATACTATAGAACTAATGCAATACTGGAGAAAGCATACCAGAAGTGCTAAGGCTGGATCTCTGATGGGCGCTAGAAAGTATAAGAAAATGTTTGGTGAGACTGCAAATATTGTCGGATACTTTGAAGGCAAAGCGCAAGCACAAACAGAAGCCATAAATATAATTGAATGTATGATTGAATATGTGGAGATGTTTCATGGGGACGGCTAGTATGTATGGCAATCAGGTCATGGAAGCAGAGCTTGATTGTGATTGGATGACAGCGGATGTTCAAATAGAGTTTATAAACCACGGCGATGAGGAAAATTTAGTTGAAATTATTTCAGTTAAATCACATGGAGTTAACATCACTAGCTGGGTCAACATGGATTATATGTTTAATCTTGTTCGTGATTATATAGCAGAGGCTGACTATCACTGGACGGATCATGGAGATTGACCATGAACATATTCTACCTAGACCGTGACCCATACGAGGCCGCAAGGCTACAGTGTATGCCCGATGAATGCAAAAGAGATGACGCTGTTCTAGGTTATCGTGTATACTACAAACATAAAGCAGATGAGTGGGCTGCACGAGGTATGTCAATGAAATGGAAAGGTAAGGAGGAAGAATGGAAAACAAAATTAAAAAACTGTTAGCCAACCTACCAGAACATTGGGTGGCAATAATGTTTATTATTATTTTATGTATTGCATTGTCTCACAACCATTGAGGTAAGCCATGAAGGTATTTGTATATTTTAATTTACATAAAAAACTTTGGTCTATCAAAGCTTTAGAAGGCCCAGATAAAGGCCGTGTTATAGACAGATGTAGATATGTAAAATTAAAAGAGGTACAGCCGAAGGTGTCTCAAAAAGGCAGAGAAAGAGTTCTGCGGGAGAAGCGTAAAAATGTTCATGCTGGTCTGGTAGGTACTTGGATTGTGCAGCCTATTGCTTGGGAATATTGGGATTCTTTGCTGCCCTATCGCCAAGTATCTTACAATCCCTACAAGCATGAATACTTTTATTTCTGTAATGAAAATGACGCCCAATATACTGGCTCAGATTATGCTGAACTAGAAGTAACATCTGAAAAACCTTTTGTTTGGATTAAAAACAGGAGCAAAAAATGAGCATCAATGATACTACCCCCGAGCAGTGGGACAAAATCACAAAGCCACAAACTGCTACTGGTCAAACATACTACCCCGAGCAATACAATACTGTAAACAAACCAGAACATTATAACAAGGGCGGCATTGAAGCAATTGATTATATCAAGCAGCAGTTAGGAGAAGGCTTTGGTGACTACTGTGCTGGCAATGTTATGAAATATGTGCATCGTTATAAATATAAAAATGGTGTAGAGGATCTTCGGAAAGCGCGGGTATATTTAGAATGGCTTATACAGGATTTGGCTAAATGAAAAAACTTATTGAGCAATTAAAACGCGACAATGAATTTTATTATTCTGAACTGCACGGCAGAGGACACTATGCAAATGTTATGGCGGCAGGCCTAGAGCTTGCATACTTTTATAATATCAATATAAACATCCTTAAATACTTTGCGTATCTACATGATTCTTGTAGAGAAAATGAAGGCCGAGATCCTGACCACGGACTACGGGCCGCAAAATATATTGACAAGGTTGCACACCTTATTGATTTAGATTCTTCTGAGTTGTGGACTTTAAAACTAGCTTGCGCTAATCATACCGCAGCAAAACCTTGGGACGGCAAAAGTTATGGGTTAATACAAGAAATTTGTTTTGATGCAGATCGCTCTGATATTGGGCGCGTTTGCTATGCCGTTGATCCAGCATATTTATTTACCTCACGAGCAAAGGAGTTGTATGCAGATGAACCTAAATCGTTTGGTTCGCAGTGCCTGTAATGATGAAGATTATTGTGCATATATAATTAAAGAAATTAATGGTAAGATATTTACCTTGGATGAGCTTTACAATTTATGGGAGGATGCAAAGGTTTCAGATTTAACTGTAGCAGGTTTCATTTCAAAAAACAAGAGGATCGTATATGAACTTTGATGAGTACCAGCAGGCCGCTGCAAAGACCGCACAGTACAAAAACAATTTTTATCCTATCGCATCGTTGATGGTTGAGTCGGCTGAACTGGCTGATCTTTTTATTAAGCCTAAACTACGGGGCGACGACAAAACAATTGAGCGTAATCAGATCATCTCTGAGGCTGGCGATGTGTTGTGGAACCTTGCTATGCTGCTCAAGGATGAGGGGGTTGACTTGTCAGAAGTGGCAGTGTACAATCTCTCTAAACTTCAAAGTCGTTCAGACCGAGGAGTGATTAAGGGATCTGGAGGTAATCGTTGAAAATTATAGAAGGTAACTTTGGTAGTGATAAAAAGCAATCTTTAAATGATAAACTCTCTGAAGGTCTTAGTAAACTTAAAGAATCTGAAAACATTTCAGAGGAAGAAGTTTTACGGTATCCATTTATTCTGATTGTTGATACCGGAGAAGACTTGAAAGTTGTATCTGATGTTGAAATGGAAAAGTTTAATTTAATCTTAGACTTGATCAAGATTACTGTGTTGACGGGAGCATATGACTAGGAGCTTGTATGAGCAAGGAGGAATATATTCAGATAGAAGACGCGCTATGTCAGGCATTTGTTTTAACTCTTGGCACAAAGATTCCAGACAAAAGATGTTTTCAAAACATGATTAGCTGGATTAAGCTGCGAAGTGATAAGGAACAAAAACCTTTGAGCGAGCAGTTCATTTACCACAGCATTCCGCTGTACATTGATTTTTTGTTTAGTAAATCGTAGGAGATTTAATTATGGCACTTGTAGAAGGCGTTGCTTATTGGGCATCTGTTACCACTCCAAACACCACTTATACTCCGGTGTACACAGTAAATCTTGTAGTAGATGAAGAAGTCGCAAATGACTTCCGATCTCGCGGCTTTACTGTGAAGGATATGGAAGAAGGCCCAGCAATTCTAATCAAGCGAAAAGTAGATGGCCCCAACGGTATGGTGCGTCCAGCGCCAAAGCTTTTGGACAAAAATAAACAGCCCTTGAATACCAGTGTCGGCAACGGCAGTAAGGTTAAGGTACAGTACAAAGAGTGGGAGTCTACTTGGAACGGTACTCAGTACAAGGGTTTGGATTTCCAAGCAATGCAGGTTATTGATCTTGTAGAATATGCAAGCCCTGACGGTGCAGAGTTTGGTATTGAAGATGACGAAGATGGAGCAGAGATTTAATGAACACTTACGTTTTAGAAGACAAAACATATGATGTTTCTAAACTATCATCAGATGGTCAGGCCTGCTTTCAGTTGCTTGCTACTGTTCAAGAACGCATTGATACATATCAAGCAGACTTGACTATTGCACAAGCAGCAGGCGTAGCTCTGCACCAAAAGATGCAAGAGTTTTTAGATGACACTTCTGTTATTGAGGCAGATGACTTGGAGGTATAACAATGGGCGAGTTTGTGGAGTACCACAAGCCCTGTCCGAGTTGTGGAGGCAGTGATCCTGTCTCCATAAACTCAGATGGCTCTGCAAAATGTTTTAGTTGTGACACATTTTTTAAGGACTATGAATCTGCAATGGGAGGCAACGTGGCAGACTTCTCCAGTTACAAACGCTCAAATGATAACGCTGGTTTTGCCGACAAAGAAAGCATATACCACGCACTAACTGATAGATCCATCTCACTAGAAACCGCAAAAAAGTATGGTGTCCGTTCAGTAAAAGATGACACCGGAAAAATCCTTCAGCACCACTACCCCGCCTACATAAACAACGAAGAGGTTGCAACCAAGGTTCGCAATCACGACAAAAAGTTTAGTTGGATAGGCTCTTCTAAAGGCACAGGATTATTTGGTCAGCAAATCGCACAAGCAGGCGGTAAGTATATTACCCTTACTGAAGGCGAGTGTGATGCTATGGCGGCTTACGAGTTGCTTGGTAGTAAATGGCCCGTAGTCTCAATTAAAAACGGGGCGTCCGGTGCAGTCAAAGATGTTCAAGAAAGCCTAGAATTTCTTGAGTCTTTCGATACAGTTGTGATTAACTTTGACAACGATAAAGCTGGTAGAGAAGCAGCAAAGAAAGTTGCGCGTATAATTAAACCGGGCAAAGCAAAAATTCTTTCGCTACCTACTGAGTTTAAAGATGCCAATGAAATGCTTAGGCTGGGGCAGCATAGCGCCTATGTAACTTCTTGGTGGGCTGCAAAGTTGTACACACCCTCTGGCATTTTGAATGTTACAGAAGAGCGGGATAACTACAAGAAGCGGGAGCGAAAGGAGTCTATCCCTTATCCTTGGAGTGGGCTTAACGAAAAGCTTGAGGGCTTACGCCAAGGAGAACTTATAACTCTTACTGGTGGTACTGGTCTTGGTAAGTCTAGTGTGACACGAGAACTAGAGCACTGGTTGATCACAAATACAAATGATCGTGTTGGTGTTATAGCTCTGGAAGAAGATTGGCGTCGAACAGTAGATGGTATACTTTCTATTGAGGCCAATGCCCGTCTGCATATTGATAGTGTTCGCGCTGAGTTTAGTGACGAAGAGATAGATAATTTCTTCAATATTTTGTATGACGGTAATAATAAAAACAGGGTCTTTGTCCATGCCCACCTTGGTATGAATGATGTTGACAGTGTTTTTAGTAAGCTACGTTTTATGGTAATGGGCCTTGAGTGCAAATGGATTGTATTCGATCACCTCCATATGCTACTGTCTATGACTACTGATGGTGATGAGCGCCGTAACATTGACTCAATTATGCACAACTTCAGGACACTCGTAGAAGAAACAGGGGTCGGTCTAATTCTTGTATCACACCTCAGAAGAATTGATGGTAATCGTGGTCACGAGAATGGTATTGAAACAGGACTCAATCACCTACGGGGATCACAAAGTATTGCACAGCTATCTGACTGCGTGATTTCTCTTGAGCGTAATCAACAATCAGAAGATCCTACTGAGGCCAGTACAACACGAGTACGAGTCCTCAAGTCTAGATATACTGGTGACGTAGGCTTGGCTACCCATTTGTTCTATGACAAAGATAGTGGTAGACTCAGCGAGATAGCTATGGAAATAGAAGAACAAGACGAGATTGAGCTATGAAAAATATCGTTTTCGATATAGAAGCAGACAGCTTAGAGCCAACTAAAATTTGGTGTATCGCTGCTGTCGATCCAGACTCAGGTGAAACAAAAACATTTGGCCCCTCAGATATTATTGAGGGGCTTGCTTTTCTTTCATCTGCTGACAAGCTGATTGGTCATAATATTATTGGGTATGATCTTCCAGCAATAAAAAAGATCCACAATGTAGACCTGACTGAAAATCGTAAGATTGTAGATACACTTGTTTTATCGCGGCTCTTTAATCCTACAAGAGAAGGCGGGCATAGTCTTCAGTCTTGGGGCTACCGCCTTGGGATGCAGAAGATTGATCACAAGGAGTTTGGCTTTTTTACTCCAGAGATGCTGACCTATTGTCGTAATGATGCAGTTCTAAACTCAAAACTTTTTAACAATCTCAAGCTAGAGTCGAGAGGATTTAGCCGACAGAGCGTTGAGCTAGAGCATGGTGCTTTGCAGATCATTGCTGATCAACGAGAGCGTGGTTTTCTGCTGGATGTACAGCGAGCCTCTATTCTAGTAGCCCAGCTTACAGATCGTTTGGTTGAGGTAAAGAAAGAAGTTCAACAAACTTTCAGACCTAAACAGATCAAAACAGTTTTGCTTGCACAGTTTACAAAAACAGGTGCGTTATCTAAGATGGCCTTGATTGCAGGCTCAACAAAGAAAAGTAGGCTCACTGAAAAAGAGTACGAGGATATTGCCGTTCACCGCAAGACAACCCGGATTGAAGAAGTACCTTTTAATCTAGGTTCTCGAAAACAAATTGGTGAATACCTTATTGACTTTGGTTGGAAGCCAGAGCGATTTACGCCTACTGGTCAGCCAATTGTTGATGAATCTACACTCAGCAAGATTACAGACATCCCTGAAGCAAAGCTTATTGCAGAGTATCTTTTACTACAAAAGCGTATTGCCCAGATAAAGTCATGGCTCTCAGAAGCACATGAAGATGATCGTGTCAGAGGTTATGTAAACCCCAACGGCACTGTTACTGGTCGTATGACTCACAACAGCCCCAACATGGCACAAGTTCCTAGTGTAGTTTCGCCTTATGGTAATGAGTGCAGAAGCTGCTGGACAGTACCAGAGGGATATAAGCTAGTCGGTATTGATGCCAGCGGCCTTGAGCTAAGAATGCTTGCTCACTATATGAAAGACGAGGACTTTAAAAATGAACTTCTCCACGGAGACATACACTCAACTAATCAAAAGCTTGCAGGACTTGAATCAAGAAGTCAGGCAAAAACATTTATATATGCCCTCCTGTACGGGGCAGGAGATGCAAAGCTTGGTTCAGTGGTCGGAGGAGATAAGAAAGCTGGTGCTAGACTTAGACAGCATTTCTTCGATAATCTCCCTGCATTTAAACATCTTAAAGACGCAGTTGGACGAGCATCAGCAAAAGGTTTCCTCAAAGGATTAGATGGTCGGAAGCTTTATGTGCGCTCAGAACATTCTGCGCTGAATACTTTATTGCAGAGTGCCGGGGCCATTGTTATGAAACAGGCCATGATAAATCTGAATCAAAACATAAGGCTTAATACACTGGATGCTCATTTCGTTTGTAATGTACATGACGAATGGCAGCTAGAAGTTTTGGAAAAACAAGCAGAAACAACTGGACAAATGGGTGTGGATGCGATAAAACTTACTGGTGAAGAACTCAATCTTTTTTGTCCGTTGGACGGTGAATATAAGATAGGAGATAACTGGAGTGAAACGCACTGAGGAGGAAGAGGCAGAAAACTTTTTTAAAGATCTTTTTGATGCTTATGATTTAGGCCCAGAAACACATCGAATAATAAATGGTAAGCGTTGTGTTTATTGGACTGACGGCATGTGGATTTCTAAAGACAGAATAGAATTGGATGAAGAATATGAAAAATAAAAAGCATGATCCAAACAGAGTAGGCGATCTAGCAGAACACTACGCTATAACATGGTTATGGGATAATGGCTACCATGTATTTAAAAATTGTGGCTGTACTGGCCCCATTGATATTGTAGCCCTATCGCCTGAAGGTAAGGTCACGCTAATTGATGTTAAGTCTTATAAAGACGGACGCTTATCAGCAAAGACGCCAGAACAGAAAGATCTTGGAGTTCAGTATTTACATTATAATTCTGACACCCGTAAGTGTCGGTTTGTGAGGCATAGAAAATGAAAGTCCAAACTGTAGTTGATGATATTTATTCACAATTAGAAAAGCTTTCTTCTGGTGGACAATTAAATTTAAAAGAAGAAGATCTGGATCTGACCCTTAGCCGTATTAAATCTTCCATTTTATCTTGGGCTAATCCTTCAGAGCGAGACTCAAACTTTTCTTTGAGGATGTCTAACATTGGTCGCCCCCTACGCCAGCTTTGGTACGAAAGCAAACTACCCGCTGGTTCCTCTGCACCTTCTGCTGCCACCCAAGTGAAGTTTCTTTATGGACATCTCCTAGAAGAAATTGTTCTTATGTTGGTGCGGGCCGCAGGCCACGTTGTAACTGACGAACAAAAAGAAGTCGATGTAAAAGGAATCAAAGGTCACATTGATTGCAAGATTAATGGAGAAGTAGTCGATGTAAAAACGGCGTCTAGGATTTCTTTTAACAAGTTTCGTGAGGGACGCTTACGAGAAGATGATCCCTTTGGTTATATGTGCCAGCTTGCAGGCTATGAAGAAGCAGAGAAAACATCTGATGGAGGTTTTCTGGTTATCAACAAAGAGGGCGGTGATCTTTGTTTTTACCAGCCAGAAGAACTAGATAAGCCTGATATAAACAATCAGATAAAGACAATACGAAAAGCTTTGAGCTTATCTACTCCCCCAGCAAGGTGCTATGAGTCTGTACCTGATGGCAAGAAAGGCAACATGAAGCTGAACAAAAATTGCTCTTACTGTCCCTATAAATTTGATTGCTACAAAGATTCAAACAATGGTGCAGGGCTGCGTGTATTTAAGTATTCCTACGGGCTTTCATATTTGACTCATGTTGAATATGCCCCCAGAGTAGAAGAGGTAACTAATCAGAATGAATCGGAAGCAATCTAAAAAGATAAACCAAAAAGTAATAGACATTTTTATTGAGTGGATCTCCAGTGTTGTACCTGAAGAAGAAGCTAAAAAAATTGTTCGTCAAAACTACAAGCAGTATGTACCGCCAAATGCTTATTATTATAAGGGTTTTACAATAAACAATTCTTTGTTCAGCCCACGCTGGATCAAAAGAAAATTAAAGCGTCTGAAAAAGCAGCGCCCCGATGTGCCCATTTCAAGCTACTCTATGTCAGATTTAAAATGAGTGAACTAACTAATATTGAAGTCTTGATTTGTGTGTGTGCTGCTGATATTGTAAGAAGCAACGGCGCTACAGAAGATATGCTCATCACTCTTTTTGAGGCGCTGTCACAGCATTTTAAAATAGAAGAAGAAACAAGGATAGTTCATTGAAACCAAAAATAAGAAAAGGATTTCGCCAGCAGAGAGTCAAGCGCCCCCAAGAAAAGAATGTTGTACGGGGGTATGACTCACACTGGGAATATGAATTACACTCTGGCATCCTCAATGAGTGGAGTATTCATTCTGAAACTACAAACTATATTGTAGAACACACATACCATCCAGACTTTATCAAAGAAGTGGATGGCAAAAAGATTTATCTGGAAGCTAAAGGTAGATTTTGGGATCATAGTGAATATAATAAATATGTCTGGATTGCCAAGGCTCTCCCAGAAGATGTGGAGTTAGTCTTTTTATTTGCTGATCCAAACGCCCCTATGCCACAGGCCAAGCGCCGCAAAGATGGCACAAGAAGAAATCATTCTGAGTGGGCATCTTCAAAGGGCTTTAGATGGTTCTCTGAAGATAGCATTCCCGAAAGCTGGGTTGATGTTAGTAAAAGAAAAAATATAGAAGATGAAGACTGACGACAGAAAACAAGAGCGAGCTAACAAATTTAATCGCCATAAAAAAAGAAAGCAGTTTGATCGTGAACCAAAGATCAAGAGGCTCGTTAAGAAAAGTAAATACAAGTTGAGTGTTAATAATATTTACTTACCAGAAGAGGACTAATGGAAACACCATGTATAAAAGTCTGTAAATTAAAAGATGGAGTTTGTTATGGCTGTGGTCGAACCACAAATGAAATTGCAAATTGGTCAAAATATACAACCGAAGAGAGGAGTAAGATAATTGGACGCTTATCAACAGTACATTCACAAGAGCCGTTACGCCCGTTACCTACCAGAAGAAAAACGTAGGGAGACATGGGAAGAAACTGTCAACCGTTATATTAATTTCTGGGTAGACAGGGGGCATCTAAATGACTTTGATGTTTCAGAAATTTTTAAATGTATTCACGATCTAGATGTTATGCCATCTATGCGGGCGTTGATGACCGCTGGCCCCGCACTGGATCGAGATAATGTAGCTGGGTTTAATTGTAGCTATCTGCCTATCGACCATCCAAAAGCTTTTGATGAGTTAATGTATGTACTTATGTGTGGGACAGGCGTTGGCTTCAGCGTTGAGCGACAATATATTTCTAAACTACCAGAGGTTGCAGAAACTTTCCATGACACAGACACAGTTATTAATGTTGCGGATTCGAAGATCGGATGGGCGAAATCGTATCGGGAGTTGGTATCACTGTTGTTTTCAGGTCAAGTTCCCCGATGGGACGTTAGTAGAGTACGACCTTCAGGTTCCCCGCTCAAAACTTTTGGAGGCAGAGCTAGTGGCCCAGAACCTTTGCTCGACTTATTCCAATTCACTGTGGGACTCTTTCGGGAAGCTGCTGGAAGAAAGCTTACGTCCATTGAGTGCCACGATCTTTGCTGCAAGATTGCTCAAATCGTCGTCGTTGGAGGGGTAAGGCGCTCTGCGCTCATCAGCCTCTCTAATCTTACGGATGATCGTATCCGACGATGCAAGCACGGACAATGGTGGGTAGAAGATCCACAGCGAGGACTAGCTAATAACTCAGCGTGTTATACTGAGAAGCCAGATTTTGAAGGGTTTTTAAATGAGTGGACAAGTTTGTATGAATCGAGATCCGGTGAGCGAGGCGTCTTTTCTAGAGTGGCTAGTCAAAAACAAGCTGCAAGAAACGAGCGACGAGATGCTACCTATGATTTTGGAACTAATCCATGTAGTGAAATCATCCTCCGACCCTATCAATTCTGCAATCTATCAGAAGTTGTTGTCAGGCCGACCGATACTCTCGCAAGCCTCAAACGAAAAGTACGGGTTGCGACTATCCTTGGAACTCTACAGGCTACGCTGACAGACTTCAGATATTTAAGAACCATTTGGAAAACTAATACAGAAGAAGAAGCATTGTTGGGTGTATCACTGACAGGTATTATGGATCACCCCCTGCTTTCAGGGAGAGAAGATAATGGTAAGCTCAAAAAGTGGCTTACGGAGATGCGTAATGAAGCTATCGAAACCAACAAAGAATGGGCTAAGAGAGTGGGTATCAATGTATCTACCGCTATCACTGCGGTTAAGCCTTCAGGCACTGTTAGTCAGTTGGTCGATTCTGCTAGTGGCATCCATCCTCGGTATAGCAGCCAGTATATACGGAGAGTTCGTGCAGATAGCCGTGACCCGCTTTGCGCTATCCTAGAGGCTGCTGGTGTACCTGTAGAGGACGATCTCATGTCACCTAGTACAAGGGTATTCAGCTTTCCTATCGCCTCTCCTGAAGGCGCTGTGACAGCCTCAGAGATGGGTGCTATGGAGCAGCTAGAACTGTGGGAAATCTATCAGGACTATTGGTGTGAGCATAAGCCATCTATGACTTGCTACTATCGGGATGATGAGTTTCTTGAGGTAGGACAGTGGCTGTATAATAAGTTTGATAAGGTGTCAGGTATTAGTTTCCTACCCTACTCAGATCATACTTATCAGCAAGCCCCGTATGAACCTATTGATAAGAAAACATACAATGAGTTGAAAAAGAATTTCCCAACAGAAATCAATTGGGATTTGAATGAAGAGTCAGATATGACGGAGGGATCACAGACGCTGGCTTGCGTAGGCAACTCATGTGAATTATAATAAGGAGTGGTATGAAAGAGGGAACTATAATTGGCTTTCGCATTCTGGTAGACTCTGACGGTCTATTGATGACAGAACACACTGAGCTTCCTGATAAAGACATAGCAAAAGTCTTTACCCAGAAAGAGAATCAGGTTTTAATCAGGGCGGCAGTAAGATCTTTTAAAGAAATTACAGATGCAATCCATGAAAAAATTGAATCAGAGATTGATGCAATTAACAGGGTTTGCCAATAGGAGCAGCGTTGGCAAGGAAGCCACCCCCATTGGCCCTATGGCGAGCAGTTTTTCTGGCTATTCTCTTCGGTTGCTGGGAGAACTGCTTGCCTTTTTTTGTATCTGCCCTTTTCTTTCTAGAGGTTGCTGCGTATTCTGCGGTAGTCAAAGACTCCCTAGCTTTTTTAGGAAGGTATCTTTCACCCGTAGCCTTTGGGCCTTGAGTAGAAGGCTTACCAGACCTAGTTCCCCATTCTTCTTTTGTCCAAGACTTTAGAGACTGTTGAGGTTTTTTTAGAGCCATGAGTAAGCTACCTTACGTTAATGAATTTTTTGATTGGTGTGTGTGGACTATTGCTTGGTTTGGAGATTTAACAGGGATGGGATACAACCTCGCCAACATTTTTCTTTTTGTTTTCCTTCAGCCTTTTCTTATTCTTCTTTTCTTTTTCCTTTGGATGAAGAGTAGAAAACAATGAAATATAAAACCCTGCTCGTTTCTTTATAATTTTTTTAGTTGGTATAACCACCGCCAGCATCCTTATATTTTTTAGCTAGTAGCTGAGCTTTTCGTGCTGACCACTGACCAGCCCTACCACCAGCAGTACCAGCCTTCACTTGCTCAAACAGCTTTTTCCGCATAGCAGGTTTTGTATAGTTGCCTGCGGAATTTACTGTGCTTCCTTGCTTATGTGCTTTTCTGTATCCAGCAGCATAGGCAGCAGCAGCCTGCTTTTCAGCATCGGCTCGTCGCTTATAGACTTTACCGCTACTGCCCCACTTATAACCGCCACCAACCTTTTTGATTGGCATCTTACTTGTGTCCACAAACTTTGGTATGGAGATCGCTAATACCTTTGTAGGTAACTAAGCCACCCTGAGAGTATTGCCCTACTCGCATTTCTTTTTTACTTTTCTGCTTAGGCGTAGGATTGCTTGGCCCTTCTTGAAGGGTCTTGCCTTTTCGATTACGGCCTACATTACCTGTACCTGTAGCTGGGCCTCTAATAGACCCTACAAGGTGCTGTGGTATTGTCTTTCCCGTAAGAGCTTGTGAAGCTAAATTAGCTCCGGTGTAGGCTATACCTGCGGGAGTAGGACGCATAGCCGTAGTAACCACACCAGTAATAGGGTTATTGGCTAGATCTTTAATATCTTTAAAAGATGGCATAATTTAATCTCCTTCGGGGAATACTGTCATTTTTAAATTAGAAATTATCCAAGACTTTGGTATCGCAAGCTCTGCATCGCCTTCTGATATTTCATTATCTTCAAGAATCATGTGAGGACAAATAATTATTTTTTCATCGTCCTCGTGGATGATAGCGCCACAAGAAACTACTGTGGCTGTCTTCTGTTCTTTTAAATCTGATAAAGAACGCCAGCCCATGTTTGAGCCTCCAGCGGCGTCACGCCATATAACTCTATGTAGCGTTACCACTTCGTCTTGTCAGCCCAATAAGCCGCAGACATTTTGCCCTTCTTGATGTTACGTCTGTGACGGGCTTTGAAGCTCTTGCGCTTGGCCTTCATACGCGCTGACTCACCCGCCTTGGGCTTACCAGCAGTCTTCGCGCCTTGCTCACCAAAACGAATAATCTTTTCTTTACCGTCTTCGCAGGCTTTTACGACATGAGACTTCTTAGCATGGTTAGGTGTGCGTCGAGGCTTGTTGCAGGCCATCTTGTCTTTGTCAACTCTACCGCCTTTGGCATAGCCACGAATCGTGTAGCTTTCTTCGGGCGTCATGAATCTGGCAGTTTTACTTTCAATCATTTCACGGATCTTCTTCTCTGCCTCTGCTCGCGTCTTAGCCTCTATCTCAAAGCCTAACTCATTATTAGCAAGATCCATCCTACGCCCATGCACATCTAGAATCTCACGCGCATCTGCGGCAAACTTCGCGGCTTTAGGATACTTCGCCTGTTTAGCCAGCCACCCAAGCCCAAGGTGTCTTGCAGCATCGCCGCGCCCATCTAGCTCTTCGCGCATACCATATTTACCACCAAGACTATTGGCCCAAGCTAAATCTTCTTTAGAGATTCCTAAGACTTTAGCGACTTTCTGCTGGGGATTTATTTTTTGGAGTTTCTTTTGGAAAGCCTGAATTAGACCACCAATAAAAACCTGTTCTCGTCCTTCATTTTGCAGACCAAACTCGGCTGCTTCCCCTAAATAAATTTTACTTTTAAATTGATTACCGGGAAACTTGCCAGCCGCATAGCGCAACGCACTATAAGTATCTTTTACTTTATCTTGAGGTATTTCTGAAAAGTCATAAACATCTGTAGCATAAAGCTTACCGTCTTCAACTTTTAGTGTAGCGCCCCCAACAGAAAATGCAGCCTCTTCTTGAGAAGTTATATCGCCCGTTATCATTCTTCTAATAAAGCTTTCTTCTTTTCTTTTTTCAGGACTAGACGCCTTACCGCGAATGTTACCGCCTCTATAATCTTCGTAATCAATGTGCATACGCCCAGAAGCAATAGCATTTTTTGCAGCCGTTCTAATTTCATCTACCACCGCAGTATCATAATCCTCTGCTGTTTTATCACCGCCAAAAGGATTTAGAAAGCTACCAAGATTAGAGAAGACTTGATTTTTTTCAACAGGCTCTTTAATTCTTAAAGACTCTCCAGCTACAATCTTGTTAGGGTCTTCGATTTTATTAAATCTTTGTAGATCTTCTACGCTCACGCCAGTTTCTTTTGCAATACGAGCAAGGGTGTCTCCCTGCTGAATAGTGCGCCTAGTATCTTCTTGTTTTATTTCTTGATTTCTTTCAAAGAACTTTCTGGCAAATGAAATAATACCTCCGTCATTTGCACCAAAACGAGGATCTTCTGGATCAAAGCGTTGAGCAAACACAGACTTGTATTGTTCTGGTCTAAAAAGAATATAGGAGTATGCTTCCTCTCCACGATATGAAGGCTCATAGTTGTTGATGTATTTTATAGAATCAAAACCATAAGACTCGATCCATTTTGAAATCTTTTTGTTAAGCATTGCTTCTTCAGCATTCAGCATACTTTCTGATAGGAAATCAAACTTAGCGAACTTCGCTTTTCGAATAGCGTCAGCAGCATCTTCTAGCTCAAAAAAATCTGGGGTTTGTAAAATATCCTCAATATCCAAACCAGTTTGATCTGAAATAGCCTGTGCAATTTTTACACTCATGCTTCTACTATCAACAATATTTAGTGGCTGTGCGTCTAATAGTTCAGAACCAACCCAAGGGCCATCATTAGCTCCTAAGTCCAAAGGATTTTTTACGTTTATGTATCCCTTCTGAACAACAACAGGGCTGGTTTTTAGTTGACTTGCTGCGGCCAGTACAGCACCTCTCTGCTCTGGTGTTGTCTCAGGCATACTATTCCAAATAGAATCTTCATCCATCCCAGACTTTAGCTTTGTAATATACTCATCAAACAAAGTATAAATTTTTAAAACATCTTCTTTGTCTACAACTTTATTTACAACCCTGTCTTTAGTATCACCCGCCGTTCTTTTGATCCCTGTTTCAGCAATGTTAGAAACAATGTCGGCCTTGGCTCCCTCGCCAAATAATTTTGCGGTTGCTAAAAAGTTAGCTTGGCCTTCTGTGCCTGCATGGACTCCAATTTCGTTAGGATTAAAAAACCTTGTATCAAATTCAAAATCAGCCCCACTGCCCACAGCCCTAAAAATAGGATTAGTTTCCTGAGAACCAGAAAGAAATTTTTCTAGAGCCACATCTCTATTTTCAATCGCAGCAATTTCCTGCTCAATCCCTAGCTTTTGTGGTGGAGCCTCTTCAAATAAACTGCTATACTTTTTATTTGCTTTTAAACTTTTGACTGTCTGCTCTGCAACACCCTGCTTGGCCTCTTCTGTAATAAGTTGCGAACCGGGGCCACGACCAACACGACCTTTATAATACTCTACAAAAATATTATCGCTGTCGGCTAACTCTACATCTTTTGCTTTATCATCCGCAAGCTTGTAATAATTTAAATTATGATATGCCGCAGCTAATGGACTATCACTAGCGTTAAACAAAGTATTTTCAAAGTCTAAAAATATTGCATCATCAGGATCAATAAACATATCTGATTCAAATTTATCGCCTTCATTATCAATCATTGCCTTGCCCATACGAACAAGATATTCTTGACTGTCAGCATCGTCTAAAAGATGCTTTTCAACAACAGTATTTACTGGCTCCTCCAAAAGATTAGCAAGCTTGCTAGAGTCAAAAAGATCTCCGCTTTGCTTTGCCATGTGGCGAGCAAGTGCTGTAGCAATAAAATTCATTATGTAATCCTCGCCAAAAGACTTCGTTCTTCTTCATCTTGAAAAGCTGTGCCAGCCTGTTCATCATAAGGAAGCCCTGTCATTTTATCTACACGCTCATCAGGTTCTTTAGGTGCTTGGGGTACAGAGACTTCCCCACCCTTTGCAAAATTAGCCTTTTTAGTTTTTGGAACCACGGCCTCCTTTATTGCTGTGTCTATATCACCCAAAGTTTCACGATACTCTGTCATAGTTTCTTTGCCCAATACAGGCTGACCTAAGCCATAAAAAGGTACTTTAGTGCCAAGCGTTCTCAAAGGCTTTCTATATCCAAATATCGCAGCAGTATCACTTACTGTAGGCCCAAACATACCAACAGCAAGGCCGGGAGTCCCTAGATATTCAACATTATTTTTTGCTCTATAGATTTGATCTGCAATAATTCCATTACCGCCCCATCGGGCTAACGACTCATATCCAATCTGAATTGGATCTTTATCTTCAAAACCCTCGCCACGAGTTCTTGCGTAGTTGGTGGCCCCTGCCACAGCAGTCATAAGCAGCGCAGTAGGTACTAATTTTTCAGCCGCCATTTCTTTATCACGCACAAAGCGCTTTGCCCCACGCTTTAAAATGTTATTAGAGAAAGCTGTGGGATAGCCCATAAGCTGATAAGCAAGACTGCCTAGAGGTGTATTATGTGCGCGAGGCTTGAGGCCCGACATTCTTGTAGGTTGTAGAATAATTTGGTTTGTGTAACGAGCAGCGCCCTGTAGTAGTTCAGTATAGAAAGGATCGTTCCTGCTCTTTCCAGCCGCTGACCATGCCTTTGCTTTTTCAACATCAATACCAAACTCAGCAAGGTCATCAAGTTTACTTTGCATTCTTCGCGTCATAGGAGCAGCACCATGAGCCGCCACCTCATCTATTGTTTTTGCAAGGTATCGCTTACCAGTTTGAAACGAAACATTCTGAACAAACTTTGTCCACTGGTCTAGCATAGTAACTCTAAAAAATTTATTGCTGGCTTTTTGCATTGTACCTTCAACCATATCACCAGCAAGGCGATCAGCCATAGACTCTAGTTGCTGTTCCATAATCAAGCCAAACTGCTGCATTTCATGCCATGCTTCTTCTGGCGTAAGACCAAAATCATCAATAAGTTTTTTGTGGGAGTCTTCTGTAATTGTTTTTATACCTGTTTTATGGGCATTTAGGAAACGATCTACGTCTGCTTTTGCTTTAGCATTAGAGATATTCCAAGCTGCTTTAAAGCCATCTATAGTTGAGCCTCCTGCAACACCAAAGTTCAGCAGAATCTCTGTTAAACTAGATACTGTTGCCAAAGGAAGCAGGGCCATTCTTTGAGCAAGCTGAATACCTTGATTAATTTGTCCCGCACCTCCAACACCTTCTCCAGTGAGGTTGGCGTACAAGTCTCTAAAGCGTTTTAAATCTTTATCACTTAAAGAAGCGCCACCTGACTGTGCTTCTCTGCGAATTTGATTTATCCATTTTGATTCAAATTCTTGTGCGTTTCTAACTCCAAAAACTCTTTTCTTAGCAAGCGCCATGCCTGCCTGAGTCATGTAATTAAAAAATGTTTGTTGAACATCATTGTTTAAAAACTCTTCAAACATTGCATCGTCAGTGATATTTTTAAATGTTCGATTAGAACTAAAGAAATAATCACGAGAGCCGCTGTACATTTGGTTATTTTTATCCAACATACCGCCAATACCGTTTAGCTCTGGGCCATCAATAATCTTCATGGCTGAAGCTAAGTCTTTAGCTTCTCCAGACTCAACAAGAAGCTGGGCAAATCTTTCTTTATTGTTTTCAATTGCAGAGCGTTTCCACTGTCGAGGTACATAATTCTCAATAGGTGTAGAAATAAATCCCTCGCGCTGAAGAAGCTCTCCTGCAACCTGATAAACTTTTTTAATGTTCATTGCTGTATGGTTTACAGCTTTACTATATTTTTGACCTGATGATCCTTGACCACGCAGCGCAAGAGAAAGCGCATCATTGATCTCATCTTCCAAGCCAACATTAAAGCGGTTGTTTGCAATAGGCAGAATAGCTTTTATATATTCTTCAAAAAAAGAACCAGTAATATTTCTCTGGGCTTCAGCAAAATCTTCTTGAACTGTCCTTTGACCACCTGTTAGCCGCCACTCTAAGGCAAACTCATTGCTGGTTTTTTCCTGTAAAAGTTTTGCAGTAGGAGATATTTCAGTATAAGGCGACAAAAACCCTCCTGCCTTTCCGAACATCTGACTAGATGTAAAAGTGCTTAGGCCTTTGTGTAAACGAAACAATAAATCACTTTGAATTACTTTTTGTTCTTTTCCAGAATGGGCCGCTGCAAGTGCTGCGTCTACCATAGCCTCGTAAGTTTCTTGTCCACCACCAACACGGCGTACAAGCTCCTCTAAGCCCTCTACAGCAAGGACATCTTCTGGTTGTAGATCAGTACCCTTTTCTGAAATTATCCCATCTAGGTCGTCTACAAGACCTCCTAGAAGCTCTTCCATGCCCCTTCTAAATTCTTCTTCGGGATCAGGAAAAACCTCATCAATATCATTTATTGTACCGTCTAGAATTTTTAGCATTTCTTGACGCAGGAACTCTTCATCTGAAAGTTCTGCAACTTCATCAATAGAGTTTACAGCCACCGTTGTTGGGCCAGTTTCAAAGTCAAGCGTCAACTGAACAGGTTGTTCTGTAGTAGGTGGATCAATATCTAAATCTTCAACTTGTCTTTTAGTGCCAAGCTTTGAAATACCTTTACCTAAACCATAACCAAACAGGCCACTGATGACAGTAGCTGAAGCAGTTTGTAGTGGATCAAAGTCTTCTCTAACCCCTATCTCAAGTTCTAGATTTTGAAGGGCTAAATCAGAAGCACCGCCATAGCCTGCACTATAAGTACCTAGACCTGTCGGAGATTTTAAAAATTTAGATGTTGCCTCTGCCGCATCTCCAACGCTTTCCGCAATTGGTTTAGCTTTTGTAGCAAGTTTAAGTGCCTGTGCCGCTGCTTTAGAACTCGCGGCTCTTGCACCCAACGCAGCTAGTGCTCCTGTACCGCCACTAGCAGCACCACCCACAAGGGCCGCACCAGCATATGCAGCGTTTTCGTAATTAAAAAGTATATCAGTTCCATAGTCTTTAATTCTATTCAGTTGTTCACCCAAACCATAAACTTCGGAACGATCAAAGTTTTGTCGTAACTCTTGATATGCCTGCTTAACTTCTTCAGGCGCATCCTTTAAAGCCATTGCTTTATTAATAGTAGAAAAAATACGGGCTTGATCATCTCGCAAAAATTCTACAGGATCATTGTCTGATCTGTTTATAGCTAGATCTAAAGAATTTAAAAAGCTAGAATTACCAGACAAATAATCCATGACAGTTTCAAAATTTTTAATTGTCGTTGGATCACTCCTAAAATCAGTAACGGTATAGTCTGGGCGATCCCCCTCTATCCTAAGATTCCCAGAAGAAGGCAAAGCAAAACTGTACTGCTCTTTTTGCGTTTCTTCTTTTTGAATTGGAGACTCTAAGCTTTTGTAATAGTCTTCGTATGTTTTTGACTTATACATTAATTAACCCTTTCAAAAGTGCCTCTGGGAACCATATTCTCATATGTGTATGCTTTTTCATTTACGCGAGTAAATTCTTCTAATGTTAGCGAGGGGTTTGTTATTCGTGCAGCTTTAAACGCAGCCTTTAAATCAGCGTTTGTTTTTGCTTGCGTTAGTTTGTCATAAACACTACCGCCTTGCGGATATTCAAGATCATTAAAAAGATCATGCTTGTTTGCAAATTCTCTTAACTCTTCTATCCTTCTAGGAGTAGTTGTGTCTGGAAGATTTGATATATATGTATCTATTCTATCTAAAGCAACTCTAGCAACAGATCTTGGAACATCGTCTACATCTCCACCATATTCTTCTACAATAGCAGGCCAAGTAAGAAAGGGATTATCGCCTAGCTCTTTTCCAGTTTTAACAAAATCGGCTCTACCATTTCTTTCAAAATCCATCGCAACTGCACGAGCAGCGATAGAGCGCCTTCGCGTTTCAGAAAATCCAACAGCTTCATAGGCGCTGGATATTTTTTCTTCTGTTTGCGCGATAGCGGTTGCCATGTTTTTTCGATTTGCTTTTTTTACGGCATCACTAGCGCCTTCTGGCATAACCATTGCATCATCAATCTTTCCTCTTAGCTCTTCATCTATTGACTGATAAGTGCTAATAAAATAGTCTTCTGCTTGAGTAGAACTCATCCTAGTTGAAAACCTACTCAAAGATTCTTCAGAGATAAGACCAGATGATTTGAGATCTACAATTTCATAAGGACTACCATCAGGCGATTTAGTAATTAAAAAGTCTTGCCTGTTTCCATCACCGTTTATGTCTAAACTTTTTATTTCTGTATTTAAAGCCAAGCTTCTAATCTTATCTTTATTTTCTTCTAAGTATTTAGAAACAACAGATGCCGATAGAGCACTTCCAGTTTCTGAATATGTCTTATCAAAATTATTTCTATACTCTTCTGAAACTTGATAAAGCCTATTTGACGTTGCGCTGTTATACAAGGCATTATCATAATCTTCATCATCACGATTTCTAAAAACTGTTGTAGCTCTGCGAGCAAGCTGTGCCAACAGGCCTTGATCTGCCGCTGCGTTTTTACGAACTTCATTATAATAAGCAAGCGGATCTCCACCAGAGGCTTGATTAACTTTTCTGGCTGATGCTACACGAGCATTAAAACTTTTTTCATAATCATCAATTGCATTATCTGCCAACTCCCTAGATATTTGTTCTAGGTGTGCAGGGCTTTTTAGTGATGCTTCGCCCCCAAGCTGTGTAGTAAGTTGTGCTTTATTTCTTTGTACTAGCTCATCGTATAAGTAACCGCGTACTCCAGCAGCGTGCTGCTTGCCTGCCCTTTCAAGTTCTAAAACCCTATTAGAATCTTCGACAGAAGCTTTATAGATAGCCCGCCTACTGAGTTCTGAGCTTTTATTCATATGCTCATTTAGTTTTTGATCCATTGAGCTTCGCATATAATCGCCAACAAAATGTCCAGCAAGACGAGCGCCAACAAACTTTAAAATATCTTTATTGCTGGGGCCACTACGCCGCTGTCTATTTTGCCGTGCATTAGAAAGCAGGGACTGCCCTAAGCTTTCAACAGATTGATTTGGATTAAAAATGTCGTCAAATTCTGCCATTGTCAAACACCTTGTTGGGCCATTAAACTAGCCTGTGGATTTTCTTCTTCTACTTGTTCTTCACTTTGCTCTTGTCGTGCCATCAAACTATCTTTCTGTTCAATCGGTAAAGACTTTAGCATTGCAACCATCTTGTCTGTAACGGCGGGGTGAGGCTTTTGATTCTGTTCAAATTGAGTTTGAAGTTTTTCTATTTTTTCTTGCTCAAAAGAAACACCTAGAATTTCTTCTTCGTCTAGGTCATCTTCTACATCATCCCTAAAGAACACAGGATCAATACCAGCACGTTCAGCAAGAGCAAGGAACAAATAAGTTGTTGGCTCAATCAACAGCAGCATCAAGCTATAGTTCCAAGCACCTTCAAAAAACCCGCTAAACAAGGTGGTCTGCACGATTTCCATAAGAGGGAAGCCTTGCGCCATCAACGAAATAACATTAGTGTAGTTTTCGTCTTCAATTGTTTTTTCAAAAATTTGCTGAAACGCCTCATGCAAGTTTGTATAACGGGGAGGCCTATCGTGGGGCATAGGATTGTCTGGATCAACCGTCAAGGCCTGTCCCGGCATAGGGAATTTACCTTGAAGGTTAATATCTAAAATATCTTTATTCATATTCGTACAACATCTCCTGTGCATTTTGAGTCATTGTAGCCACCAAAGATGGGAAGCCAAAGTAATATCCCGATTTTCCAGCACTGTTTGTGTAAATTGATTTGTAGTCTTTATTCATAATTGAATCTACAAGACTAGGTGCATCAAAAGAATCTGGACGAAGCATATTAGCATACTGCAAACCTTCAGAAGCAGGATAGATTGGAGAGGTTTGTAAGGCGCTATAGTCTACATAATCTACTCCACCTTGCGGCATATCATATTCAACATCTGATGCTGCCATATATTGTGCTGTCTCCATTAAGGTTGTGGGCATCCCTGCTTCTGCCAAGGCTGTTTTTGCTTTATCAAAAACAGTAGCCTCTGCCGCTGTTTGAACTGTTGAGCCGCTTACTTGCTTGGCTAACTGCATGGACTGCTCTCCCGGCAAAAAGCCTTTATAGTTTTGTGCAGTGTCATACAGCGCACCTTCAATACTATCTGTAGGTCTTAGCAATGATGGCATTTGGAATGTACTTTCGGTTCCTCCAACATTTAATATTGCTTCATCCATACCCAAAGGAAGGTCGCCTATAGCAACTGCTTTTGAAGGTTCACCCAGACCAATAGCTTTGTTTACATCTAGTGGTTCAACACCAGCAATTGCAGTTTCACCAGTAATGGGATCATATGTAACTTGACCGGGATCAAGCTCTAAAGCTCCAGTTCTTTGAATTCCTTCTGCAATACTTTTTTGAAGACCAAATTTATTCATGCTGGTATCAAATGTAGATTTAGAAAAGACTTGTGAAAGACTATCTCCTGCACTACTCCAAAGTTCTCCAGACTTTGAAAAAGCATCTTTAAAGTTCATGCCCGATACGTCCCAGCCAGTAATACCTTTTACAGCATTTCCAAGTCCAGCTTTCTCAAGGGTAGCACCAACAACATTTTTAATTGTGCCTGTTACTGCTTCAGTTACTGATTTAAATGCTTGGCCTACACGAGTACCTACTTTTACAGCAGCATTAAGAAACTGCCCAGCGCCTTTTACGATGGCACCACCGACACCGCCTAGTGTCGTGCCCATCATACTTGTCGCCAGTGATCCTAGCAGTGGCATGGCGTAAGGTGCAATTAGTGCTAAACCAATCTGACCAACAATACCAATCTTGTTCATAAATTTACCGACTTTCTTAAAAACGCTTTTAACGGTCTTACCAATTTTTTTGAAGACCTTTTTTACGCCTTTAACAATCTTTGAGAAAAATCCCATTATTAGCCTCCTAATCCTAGACCGTCTATAAAGCTACCTAAAGAACTTAAACTATTTTTATCTGTAAAGCTTTCGTTACCAATAGCGGCAACATGCAGTTGAGTTTTTAATTGTTTATCATTTTCATATGACTGTCTAGCATATGCTGACGCATCACGAGTAGCTAACAACTCAGACTCATATTCCATAGCCGTAAGCTGAAAGTTTTGTTGTGCATTAAGTTTGTTCATTTCATTTTGGGCCGCCGTAGTCATAAGATTAGTTTGTCTCTCATACTCAACGGCAGACTGCTCAATTTGAAATGACATATTTGCATTAAACTCTTCTCGCTGTGCTTGAAGTGCAGCATTCTGCATATCTTTTGCAGACTCCGCTCTAATATTAGCGGCAGTAACCTGTGCGTTAGCACTGATTGATGCTGACCTTACTTGAGCCGCTGCACCAATTTCAGCAGTTTTAATTCGACCAGCCACATCTTTATCAACAGCAGTAAGCCTATTTACTTCAGACGCATTAAACTGCGACATAGTATTCAATTGAGTAGCATTGAATTGTTCTATTTGAGAAGCCATTTGAGCATTAAACTGATCAACCTGTGTTTCGTTTTGAGCGTTAAACTGCCGCGCTGCGTTTGTCATAGATTGATTAGACAATAATGTTTGTTGTTGAATCTGAGCATTTAACACTGCTGCTTGCTGTTCATTACTTAAATTTGCCATATCCATTTGCAAAAAGGCTTGAGCATTCTGAGCCGCAAGGCGTGTACGAGTGTCAAGATTTGCAAGATCTAAAGACGCAAGCGCAGTAGCATTTTGCATAGCTGCCTGTTGCTTTGCGCTAAAGTCTGTCATCGCCATCGTTTGCATAAACTTACTGTTTGCTAAGGCTACCTGTTGTTCAGCATTAAACTTAGACATATCCATGTTGGCAGTCATAGACGCATTCTGAACCGCTCGTTGCTGATCAGCATTCAGCTGTGCAAGATTCATACTAGAAGCAATCTGTCCAGCCAAAAGGTTTGTCTGCATACGAGCATTTAGATTAGCAAGCTCTGTTTGCTGTGCGGCAGACATATTCTCTGAAGATGCCTGATTCATAGCCGTAAGATTTGCAAGCCTCATTTGCTGATCGTTGCTTAGATTTGCCAACTCCATCTGCTGTTTAAAACCAGCATTTTTAGAAAGGAAGTCAGCCGCCGTTTGCATTTCAACAAGCCTAGCCTGATTTTCGGCAGACATATTTGCAGCATTGGTTTGGAACTCATATTGAAGATTAGCCATCTCCATTTGCTGTTCGTTACCAAGATTCTGGGCGTTCATCGCCTGCTGGTTTTGAACATTCTGAATAGACGCTTGCTGTTGATTCTGAAGGTTCTGCATTCGCGTTTGTTGTTGTTGCGCGGCAGAAGTAATCATTGCATCTTGAGCAAACTGACTTTGCATTGCAGACATTTGCTGGGCCATTTGAGCCGTTTGAGAAGCAGCTGTTTGCTGATTAGCCGTGTTTTGTAGTCTTCGCTGTGCGTCTAAGTTAGCTGTTTGAATATTAGCTTGTTGTTCATTAGACAAATTTTGAGCAGATCGCTGTTGAAGGGCTTGAGCATTTGACTGAGCGATAGGCATAGCACTTTGAATAATTGCATTAAACAAAGCATCACGAGCAACCGTAGAAGCACTAAGCCCCCGCTGCGCCATTCTTTGTGTCATAGCATCTACTGCTGGCCTAGCCCAAACAGGAATCTCACCATCTTCAAGGCCCGCCAGAAGTGTTTCCATTTGTGAAGACACTAGAGCTTCAGTTGGAAGAGCCGCTACAGCCGCTTTAATTTCAACGGGCTGGTCATCAATTTGAGCTTCAACGCTTTGAGGATCTTCTACAATTGTTGCTGTTAGATCTTCTGGAAGTTCTCCTACTTGAGCAAGCATTTGTGCTGCGGCACCCTTAGCCGCCGTACCTTTAACTGTACGCATCTGAGCAGCTTCATAGCCAACTGTATCAATAATTTGAGAAGCTGTTCCATCTGTAGCAGGGGTGCCTGTAATAGCTTCCCGCTGCTGTGCTTCAGCTTCAGGGGTTTCTGCTACTTGAGCAACTTCGCCTGTAACGGGATCTACAAAAGCTTCTGAAGATAGAGCGTACTCTGCCGCAGTTCCTAAAGCCGCTTCTTCAGCTTCAAGATCTCTTTCGGCTGCTTGCGCTCTTTCAGTTAATGTAGCTTCTTCTACTTCAGCAATAGCCTCATCACTAACTTCACCTTGAGCAGCTTCTGCTTGAGGAACATCTTCTTCTGCAATAGTAGCGGCTTCATAAGTTTGAGCCTCTACTGTTTCAGGAGCGGCAGCAGTTGTAGCTTCTCCAATTGCCGCATCACCCACCATAGTAAGTCCGTCTTCTTCGGAAGCTTGTTCACCACGAGTAGTTTCCCCACCACGAGTAGTTTTTGTGCTTCCTTTTTGTGCAGCCCTTGATTTAGAAGGTGTACTGGCTGTAGGCCTACGACTAGATGTTTTTCTTTGTCGGGCTGGACTAGCCGCTTTACGTATAGCAGAAGGCGCTTTAGTTTTTTCCTGCGGTTCTTCAAATTCTTGACCTAAAGACTTATTTTCATCTTCGCCTACAGGCTTATTTTCATAACGCCTTTCTATTTCTTCTTCGCCTTCTATGCCTGCTCTGGGGGCTTCTTTTGGAGCTAAAACTTTTTCAAGATCTACTTTTGGTTGATCTTCTTCTTGCCCATAAGGAATAACTTCTACTTTTTCTATAGTAGGGCGTTCGGGCTTAGTTGTATTAGCTATAACAGCATCAGCAGGATCATAGCGTTTTGGCTGACTTGCTGGATCTACAGGTGTTTGAGTACCGCCTGCTGGCCCCTGTGGAGTGCTTACAGGTGTCCGACTGCCATCTGGCCCGACAACATAAACATTGCCGTCTTCGTCCCGCTGAATATTAGGAAGACCACCAACTTGTTTTTGAACCCTTTGTGGTTTTTTATGTCGAGCAACTTTTCTAGTTTTTTGCTTTCTAGTAGCCATTTATATTCCTCTCAATATGACCAGATAGCAGGAGAAGGAAATTCATCATCTGCCATATCTAAATGTATAAAACGTCCTTTACCTTTTTGATTTATACCTATTCTTTTAATTTTATGCTTTAAAGCAACTTCAAGAATTTTTAAAGCTTTATCTCCTGTTACAGCTATATCGACTGCACAGCCTTTTGTATGCGCCCCTGCACGAGACTTTGAAGCCTCTATAGGATGTTCAATACACCTGTAACCAGAACTAATAATAAAAGGAAAGTTACATTCATGCCTGATATTATTTAAAACCTTTAAAAATTCTTCATCAAATTTATATTTACCACAGTGTTGACAAGCTAATTCTTTTTCTGTAAAATATTTCAACGCTTTTCACTTCTACCTAAAAATAAACCAAAAGCACCTGTTAAAGCCCCTGTCATAACAGATACAAGAGCAGCTTGTTCTGGACTAGGATCAGGTAGCGTCATAAACCATTCAACGACTCTATAGGTCATAAAGGTCATTCCAAGTATTAGTATTCTAGGGGCGATACGCCAATCATCTAATTGTTCAGGAGTCATTGTGCTTTCTTAGTTTCATTAGTTTATCAGCCCCACGAATACCAAAGCTTGCACTTACCGCCAAAAACAACAAGTATTGATACCAATCAGGCAAAGTATCCAAAGCAGAAAAGCTGTCAGATACGCGAGCCAGAATAGCGGGATCGTCAACAACAATACTCCACCCCAAACAAAACAAAGGAACTGCGAGTACAATTGTCCAAAACTCGTCTTTCCAACTTGCGCCAGATGCTTCAGCCATTTTGGTTTCCCAATCAGCATCATTCTGGATAACTTGTAGTTTTGCTTGGTGCTTTGCTTGGGCTTGCTCATGTTTATTATTGAGATAACCCCCTACTAAGTTTGAAATTGGTGCGATAAGTGCTTGCCACATATTAGTTACAGACTATTGTGCCATCAGCAGATACTGAACAAACAATTTGAGGTTTATTCCAAATTTCACTAATTAAAAGGTTCTGTCCCTCTCCTAACGTAAGAATAGTGTCATAGCCTGTATTTGCTACATCGACAAGACCATTGACACCGACAGTACCCATATCTACAACACCATTAATGCCTGCTGTACCTAGCTGAACATTAGACTCAAAGCCTGCTGTACCAAGATCAACAAGGCTTCCCATTCCAGTAGCGCCTAGTGTAACCATACCATCAATAAAGGGGGTGTAATCTACATTATCTAACGCAGTCAAGCCTGTGTTAGCTACATCGCCTGTAATAGCATTAGCGTTTACAAAGGCTCCGTAAAGGGCTTGGTTATCCGCAGAATTAGCTTGAACACGCGCAAGATCTACTTGAGCATTGTATTGTGCCATAGTCTTTGCAGAGTCAGCCTGCATCCACATCATGCCCAAAGACGTAACGGGCGTAGCCAAAATAGAAGCCCACTGAATAGCTTCAGACTTCTGGGGAATAGGCTGTGCATTAGGCGTACTTGTGAGTGCCAAGGCCATTACAGCAGCACTGGCGGCCTGTCCGTCACCACTAGAGGCAATCTTAGACAAAGCATCAAACTTAGCTTGCACGGCCCGTGCGTTAGCTTCTGCGGTCTTTTGAACTGACTCATAGTACAGTTCGTTGGTTGACGCACATCCAACAATAAATAAAAGACTAAATGCCGCTAAAATCCTTTTCATTTTACTTTCCCCTGTTCTTTAACAAGCTGCTTTGCACGAGCAACATCATTTAAAAATGATTGCTTACAATGGTCTTCCTGCCAGCCTGCAAAAATAAAGTTTAAAGTTTTTTCTAGCTGCTTCCATCCTTGTTGGTCGTTCAAACGATATGCTCGTCCTGAAACAGACTCATTAGGATTATCAGACAGCAATACAGCCGTATTGATAAGTTGGCTTGTTGCATCACCAACATGAATCATGTATCGTACAAACTTGTTCATAGTAACTCCATTTATCTAATAAAATAAACCATTGTTGTAGCGGTTAAAGATATAATTATCCAAAAAAGTCTTTCTGACATTTTAACAGATTTTGAATATATTATCAACTCTTCTGTCATTTCTCGTATATCGTCTTCTTGATCATCTAGTCTTTTTTCATGTCTATCTAGTCTTTTAAAAACTGATAATAACTGTTCTTCTACACGAGCAATTTGAGAAACTGTTTCGGATAATTTATCTAATTTTTGTTCGATTCGATCTAGCCGATGTTCTTCTAACATACCACTTACCACTATTAAAGAGTTTTAGCTAAATCAAATAACGCATCCATTTGTTCGTCATTTAATCCCAAAGCAGGCTGAAGAGTAGAAACCCATGCAGAAGTACGCTCAACCGTTGACGCATACTCCCACTCAATTTCAATTTTGCTTTTATCTGGCTCTGGAATTAACGCAATGGCATCACTTACTACTGAAAGGTATCCTTGGTCAGCCAGTGCTAAGCGGGCCTGTCGCATTGTAACCACCATCGTTAATCGTTTTTCTTCAAAGGTTTTATTTCTACCTGTATATGTTTGCCACCAAGCGCCATCTCGCTGCTCAATTGGGCCACGCTCAACAATATCAAACACAGTTTGCGAGTCGTGATTTAATGGATAAACGCCGTACTCAGCAAGCGTAGATGCTGGCGGGCTAACAGGAAAAGATACGTTTGGATTGTCCTGCCTAATCTGATCTAACGTACAAGCAACTGCAACGCCATTAGTGACTTTGCAGTATGGAAATTCAAAATATGTCATGCGCTATACACCCTTATGATTAAACTGCCAATATAATCCCAACTGCCAGATGGTATTGTATGGCTTACCGTTCCAGACAATCCCGTTTGATAACTTACCCGAGTTGA